GTATTTTCTCATCTTAACTTTTTTGCCCATTTTCTTAGCAGCTTTTTTTGCAGCAGCTTTTCCTTTTTTTGTATAAGCAAATTTCTTTTTTCCGACCATTGGCATAGTTTTTCTCCTTTTAAAATTTTGTTGTGTACTTGGGGGAAGTACCGCTAGGCAAGATCCCCCAAATTCTGTTATCTTCTAATAACAAAAGTTACTAAAAGTTTTTGTGCGCCTGTAGATGCACCATCAGTAATCATTTCAATAGTTCCATCTTCTGATACTGAGTTTAAAGCTGTAGGTTCTGCTGTATCAACAGTTCCAGCAGCTGAACCTGAGTTTGCTACAGTTATGCCACCACCAGTTACTGCTGTACCGCCAATTTCAAATGAAATACCAGCGTCAGCTCCAGAGATAGCTCCTTGTAAGGCAGTAATAATTTTAATTATTCTTCCGCCATCAGGTACTGCAACAAAAGTAGAAGATGCAGTTGATATATCTTCTATTTCCGCAGTTAAAAAGTAATCGTTTAAAGTTCTCATGTTTTTTTTCCTTTATTTGCTTCGTTCCGCCATTGATTGACTTCAAAGACCAAACAAAAAGTTAATGAAAGTAGAGGGGATTGCTCCCCTCCACATTAATTTAAGATTATGATGTTGTTAAATCAAATACACCACCACTTGCTTTTTCGTTTTTAGAAACAAGTGTGTATTCTGCTAACAATGCCTGTTTAGTTGCATCACCAGTTTTTGCAAGATCCATAAGTTGAAAATCTCTTAAAAAAGCAACACCCCACATATCAGGTTGTATCACATAAGCTGATCTGCTTCTGCTGAATCTGTTAGGTACAACTGTCATCGCACCAAAGTCAGACTCATATACATCAACAGCAGCAACTAATCTTTTGTTTTCCGCTGGGTCAAATCTAGTTGATCCACCAGTAAAGCCAGATAGCACTTGCTTGTTGAAAGAGCCAAGCATAATCATAGATGGATCTCCACCCTCATCCCAACACTGCTTGATTACGTCTTTAAGCTGTGCTTCAGTGAAAGCTCTTTGAGTTCCATCAGTTCTAGCGTTAGTTCCAGATGTGCTTGGATCAGCACCAGAACCACCACCTTTTGATGTGTTAGTTTTAATCCAAGATTCTAAACCAGCTAATCTTCTTGGTGTAGAGTCATTACCAGTTACTGGTGCTTGGTTAGCAGTTAGCGATGTTTCCATATCTCTTTTTAGCTCTTTAGAAGCTTTAGAGATTTGGTAAGCTAACTCATTGTTTCTACCAGCTTTAGATACTGAATCTAAAGTACCAGAAACGATCACAGATTTTCTTGAAATTTGTGTTCTGTTTCCAAGTCTAGTAGTAGCAGATGGAGCAGCGAAAGAAATTTCATCACCCTCAATCTGATAGTTGTCAGATGCAGCAGCAGCTAAAGCATCTGTTTGCCACTCATGAAATACAGCAGTTGCGTTTTCTTTTGCAATACCACTCATGAATGGAGTGTCAGTTGGAGAGATTGAATAGATAATATCTGATAAATCTTCTCTTTCACCAACTGCATCATATGTACTGTAAGTATTTGTTACCTGAGCCATATTGTTCTCCTTAGTTGTTGAGTTATTGTTTGTTAATCATATCTAAAAAGATGCTAGTAGCGTCTTTAACGCTTCCAGATTTTTTTAGTCGGCTCAACTTTTCTTTTCTAGCTTTAGAACTTATCTCAGATTTGCTTTGTTTCACTCCAGAAGTAAAAACTTTACCAGGCTTTGTAATTTTTTTTGCAATATTTGGTTTTGCTTTTTGTAAATTACGATATTTCATGGCATCGTTCACCAACATTACTATTCTATGGTCATAAACTTGTGCTACTTCTGTGTCGTTAAACCCATAAGCGTTCAAAGTTGATTTCATAGAAGTTTTTAGCTGACTTGCTTTGTCTGGATCACTAAATTCTGGCATTTTAGATACCAATTTAGTTTGTTGATCCTTTAAATAGCTATCAAACTGTTTTTTTTGCTCAGATTGGTTTTTAGCTAGAGCAGAATTTATTTTTTCTTGCTTTTTTCTTAGCCTATGTTCAATCCTAGCAGCTTCTGTTGGATCTTCTTCGTACAACTTCTCTAAATCAGCAGAATTTATCTCTTGATTGAGTTGTTGTTGTGCAACTGACAGCATCTGATTAGCTTCATTAAGCTTTGCAGAATAGTCTTGCCTTTGCTTTTCAGACTCAGACACAAATTGTTTCTTTTCATAAGAAAGTTCTTCTGTCTTTCGTCTATAATCAGCATCTCTTGAGTAACCATTTCTCAACTCATCAAGGGTAACATCGTATTCTTGACCAGCTACCTTAACTTTGTAGGTAGGCTCTGCGGTGGAATCCTGTTTCTCTTGAGTCTCAATTTGTTCTTCGTCTTGAGATACTTCTTCGGTTGCTTCCTCTTGCGATTCAGCTTCCATTTTTTCCTGTTCCTCAGGTTGATCTTCTGTAGAAGATTCCTGTTCAGTAGGCTCAGGAGAATTTTGTTGTTGTTGTTGTTCTTGTTGTTCTGGTTTTACCTCTTGTTTGGGGTCTAGCAAACCAGTTATTGCTTTTGTTGCTTTTGAAATGTCAGTTTCAGCTTCCGCAAGCGGATTAGCATAATTGTCTGCCATTGTTTTCTCCTTTAAGTTAAGCTCCTGTTGTGTAGGTTGGCTTATCCTAAACTTGATTGTTTAGAATTTTTGATTTTTGATTGATTTACGATAATCCTCTAACTGTTTAGTAGCTAGTTTTCCTGTATCAATCATTTCTAATAAATTTTGTTCTACTTTACCTACTACGTTGTAGGCCAACCAAAGCTTTTCTCTGGCCTCAGTTTCTTTAGCTCCAGTATTAAATAAACTATTTGCGTAAAGTTTTTTTAATTTATCAAAACTTTCTTTTAATAAAGGGTTTTCAAAAAGCTGTTTAGCTTTGTTCGCTTGGCTCACTTCCTTTTGGAGCTTGCCCACCTGATCCTTGTCCATATAATTGTCTTATCTGATCTTGTACTTGTTGCGATGTTTCCGCTGCTTTTCTAAAATCGTTTGTGCTTTCTGCAACTAACATTTTATTTAAGTCAGCATCTGCCTTTATTTGTTGTGAGTCTAATTGAGCATTGTATTTAAGTTCTAGCTCTTTTAGTTTAATTTCATTTTCGTAAAGAATTTCTGCGTTTTGTGATTTAACTTTTTTCAGTTCTATTTCTAGTTCAGCAATCTTACGCTGTTCTTCACTTGCAATTCTTCTAAACTCAATTTTTTCAATTGGTGTTAATGGTGGCTCAGGTGGTGGTGTAACCATACCTTTACCCATGTCAGGATTTACAAAGTAATTCTCAACATTTTTAAGGCCAGCATTTTCAATTATTTTAGCTAAACTGTTATAAATATTTTTAAGACTTACCATTGGGTATTCTCTATTGCCTTGCAATTGGAAAGCCTGGAGTTGTCTTTCTAAAATATTATTTAGCATCATAATCTGTTGTTCTTTAGAACCTGATCCTAAACCAACAGTAATACTAATATTAAATCTGTTTCTCCACTCAGTAGGTTTTACTGGAATGAACTGATTATTTAATTCTACAATTCTTTCTTTGTCCTGGTACTTACAAGTAAGCTCAAAGATACGTCTAAATAAATCTTTGATACCAGTTTCTGCAAACACTCTAGCAATCAGTTCCATACGCATTTGCGATTGGGTCATGATTGCATTTACGCCAGTAGCAGTTTTGTTTAAGCTATCAGCATCTAAGCCTTGATTATATCTTGTAATACCAGTTCTAGTTTCTCTAATCGTATCTAAATATTCTAATAATGGAAAAGCTTGTTGCGAAATAGTTTGCGATTGCATTGGCAACATAACTTGTGATGGTGGTTGTTTAGTTCGTACCACACCACCTGGTCTTGAAGTAAGTAAATCATCTAAATTTACCATACCATCCATTATTGCAACTCTGTTGTTGTTAGTTAAATACATATTGTCTAACAACTGTCGCATAACTGTAGATTTAACTAGCTGCACATCTTCAACTAACTCTGCAACTGATCTACCATAAAATCTGTGTGGCATTGGGATAGGTGTTAATGAACAAAATGGAATATTATCACAAGGCATATTTTCCAAAATTTCATAACCACTTTCGCCAGCAACAATAACTTTTCTAAGTTCTGCAACGCCATCGCCATCCATATCACATCTTACATAGCACTCATAAATTTCTATCTCAGCTGTTGAGTTATCTGGTGCATTGTCAAATGGTGATTGGTCTATATCGGAGTATCTAGTTAATCTTTCGTTATTTAAAATTATGTTATTTGTAGTTGGTAGGTTTTCTACTACTTCTCTATCAAATCCCATTTCAATTAAATCGGATCTAGTTTTAGATACTCTGTGTGCTACAAAGTTTGCTGTTTCAATAGACTTAGCAGTTCTTTGTATTAAAAATTCTTCTGGTGGAACATTTTCTATTTTAACTTTACCACCCTTAGATGTTCTTTTGATAACGCAGTTGTGCAGCATTGGTGTTTCTTCTTCTTCCACCACTTGTCCTTGTGCTGTTGCTTGTGCAGCTAACAAGTCCATAGCTTCTTTCATTTTTTCATCTACAAAAGACTCTT